TTATAAATTGCTAATAGCCGATTCAAAGATTGAGACGGCTTTTTTTGCTCCCTCTTTGGTAGCATGGACATAAGTGTTTAAAGTCATAGAGATATTAGAGTGACCTAATCTGTATTGCAAGTCTTTGGCCTCTATGCCAGCATATAGCATGATTGTAGCGTGAGTGTGTCGGAAACCGTGGAAACTGATATCAGGAACACCAGCGCCTTTGAAGTGACTTTGTAGTCTCTTTCTTAGTAAGCAAGCGTAGGCGTATTTTGTGGTAAAAGGAGTAAAGACAATTCCCTCAGACCGTCCTAATTGCCATGACTGGACTTGTTGACGTTTTTTATATTGCTTGAGCAGGGAAACTGTAGCTTTATCAATATCAATTTCTCTTAGACCAGCTTTAGACTTAGGTGTATTTGTTTCTAGGTATCTATTCAGAGTCTTAGAAATGCTGATAATACCTTTTTTAAGGTCAATATCAGACCACTCAAGAGCCAAAGCCTCACCGATACGGCAACCACTAGCCAGCAATGTTTTATAAAGCACGTAGTCAAAGAGATTTTCATAGCTAGATAAGTCTAGGTTATCCAGGTAGTCTAGAAACTGTTTAAGTTCCTGATTGCTGAAAAACTTTACCTTATGCTCCTTGTTTTGTTGCTTACGTGGGATAATGACATCCCTAGCTGGGTTATGCTGGATCGCTTGCATTGTAACTCCATACTGGAGAATACGACGGTTTATATTGTTTAGGAAGCTATAGTTTGCATATGCCCCTTTTTCACCTTTATTGGCCTTGTCAGCCCACTTGTTGACCTGTTGCTGAATAACAGGAGTAGTAAGCTTGTCTAGCTTGTAATCGCCGAATACGGGCAAAATATGGAGCCTTACGATCCCCTCCATGGATTGCTGGGAGTTTGGTTTGATTGTATTCTTATAACTCTCCCACCATAGAGCTACTAGTTCCTTATAAGTAGTAATGGTTGGTTTTTCCTTAACACTATATCCATTGTTTGCAAAAGCATTAATGGCCTCTCTAGCTTTGATTTTAACGCCTGTTTTTGTTTTGGCAGTTACCGTAGTTCTAGCCTTTTTCCCTGTAAGTTTATCAACTCCAAGATACACGCTTGCTCGGTATACGATAGTCCCGTTTTTCTTTTTGTATTCTGTAATCTTCATGGTTTTACTCCTTTTCCATCAGCAGGCAAGCAATTAGAAAAGATTTTGAGTTTATACCATGCGAGGGGCTACGATAACCCCTTATTTTCGATTTTAAGCAATAATGCCAGAGCATGAAACAAGGCGGATATGGGGCTGATATCTACTTAGTAGATGGTTCTATTCAGAATACTTAGCTATTTTGTCCTTTATATACTCTAATGGCATACCTGATTCTATCGTAAACATAACATCGTCATCAGGGAACTTTTTAAGATGTTCCTTGAGAGAATAGAATAAAGCAAATTCGGCATGAAATGTTGCATCCTCATTCTTAAACCATGTAAGAGAGTTGAAAAGGGTGTATAAATCGTTTTTTCCAGCCCCTTTTCTATAGCCGGCTTCAGATATATTCATACGTTTGTGGAAAAATTCTCTGTAGCTGATTGAATATTTCTCAGAATGATAATTAAACAGTCTACCGCTATGGGCAGCACGGTTTCTAAATGCCAAAACTAGGTATAAAATTTCTGAAAAGGTTGCTTTTACCTCCTCGGTTATAAATTCTTTAGGAATTGTTAGGCAGGTTGCAATGACTTGCTCTTTTTGAGCAGGTTTTAGTAGCTTACACATTGTTACCAAGTTTCCTAGAGTAGTACCTTTTAAAAGAATCCATGGTGGGATGTGTCCGTGAGTTTCTCTATAGTGTTTATAAGGTTCAGAGTTATCATCGTAAATTTTATTTAATTTAAGAATTAGCTGATCAATCTCATATCCTCTTCTATTCTTTTTACCTTGATTATAATTTTTTCTATCCAGGTATTTCTCTTTTTCAACTCCGATATCTTTAGCGACAACGTAACCGATTGCCGTCCGTAGTGACAATTCAATTTCCATAGTTGCCTCTAAAATTCCTTTGCGGATATCTTTATCAAGTTCATAGAGGGCGAGCATATGTTCAAACGTTTCACCATTTTTATAGATTTCCTTTTCAGAGTCTAATTCAATAGTGAAATACTTATACCCGTTGATTATTTCATAATATCCATAATTAGTTAGAGCTTGTCTTGCTAAGCTTTCATTTAGAAATGTTAGATTTCTTGATTTTAGTAGTTCAATTTGTTCATCGATATTGGTAAAAGGTTTCATTGATTGTACCTCAAAATAATGCACAAAAGGAGCTTCGTTAGAAGCTCCTTTCGGTAGGTCGCTACTGCAACCATTCATTAAGATTAAATAAATTATAATCCATTTGGAGCCATATGTCAACAAATTAGCGAACAAGTTCGCTTTTTTTTCGTCCTAAAACTGTCCCTTCCGTTTTACTTCGTAGTCCAGTGATTCTCCTTTCTATTTGTCAAATTTGCCGTTTTTTGCACTTTAGTCTGTAAAATCGGCTTTCTATTCTTCAATTTCCCCTGTTTTTGCACAATAGGCCATGAAAAAATGGTTGCTATGGGCGAATATGGGGGAGTTTTTGTATTTTGAGAATTCCTGTATTTCAAGAGTTTTATTAGAGTTTCTCATTCAGTAGTTTTAGTATTTCTAGTAGTTCAGTATCTTCTTTAATCTCATTCAACAAATTATACTCACGGTTTCTTTTTAAAATTTCAGTGTAGTATTTGTCTTTGTTTTTAACGGTTTTTACATCGTTCAGTAAAGTATTATCGTTAGACATACCTTTCAATAAGGCGTGCAGATGTTTTATTTGAGAATCTGAGATAAGCAACTCCAGATGTGCTAGCGAGAACGCTAGTTTTTTTAATTCGTTTTGATATTCTTGATCATTAAAAGAACTATATTCAGCTTTGGTTTTAATGTCTAGTAAGTAGTTTACACTCACACCAAAATATTCGGCTAGTTTTTTAGTATAGTCGTATTTTATTTCTAGCTTATCTTCTTTTTCCCATCGCGATATGGTCATTTCTGAAACTCCGAGTAGGTTAGCGAGATCTTTTTGAGTATCACCATTGCTTTTTCGTAGTTCCTGTAGTTTATTCATTTTTTTATCACCTCAATCTAATTATAACACAACGAAAATAGTTTTTAACGAAAATGTTAAAAAATCCTTGACAATTAACTTTTATTTTAGTAAACTACACTTGTACTAACGAAAAAGTTAGTTAAGAAAGGAGAAAATATATTGCTTATCACCTCAACACAAGCAAAAGCAATCCGACGGAAACAAGCCGATAAGAATTTAACTGCTAAAAAAGCAAGTGAGGAAATAGGAATAAACCCTGTTACTTATCGCAAAATCCGAGACGGTGGTGAAGTAAAACCTAGCATTTATCAAAAAGCCATGCAGTGGCTTGCTGAAGATTATTAGAAAGGAGCGACCCAATCGCAATACTACTTTACATTTACAGATTTCTCATGTGGTGCTTTACCACTGGGGATTGACAACAAAAAAGGAGAAAAGAAATGAACTTTAAAGAATTTAAAACATGGCTAGATGATGCCGTGAGTGTGGCTGAAGCTATGGCATTACCTGAAAATAAAGGGGTGCTTGACGACTTAATAGAAAATACGGCCAATAACCTAACTTTTATCGCTGAGTTAGTGGAAAATCGTCAACTGATTTATAAAAAAACTAGACATGAAGATTAAAAACGACAACAAAAAAAGTCACTTGCTGAACGTTTGGCGACAGAAGCAAGCGACTGGATCAAGAATATAGATATTTTTCTATATCTCAATTATAACAAAAATCAACTATTCAATCAATAACAACTAATGGCAGGCAAGCAATTAGAAAAGGTTTTGAAACGCATAGAGCGCCAACTCTTTAAACTGGTACTTTCTCACGCTTTCAATTTGGCGAGTCTGAGCGTGAGGATATCCTGTATAAGAAACAACTCAAAAAGCCCCACACTCAGAAATTTGGCGACCGAGAGCGTGAGGCTGTAGGCAAGAAAAAAAAGCATTAAAAAGCCATCGTGGCAAGTATAAAAAGATAGAAAAAGAGGTAAAAAACATGACAACAAAAAAAGTAACATCAAGCCAACAAGTTCTATTATCGGCTAAGAAACTAGCAGAATTAGGGAACGAATTAACCGACATCATGAATGTTTTAGAAATGAATAACCTAGCTCTTGAAGGGCTTGAGTTTGCACTACAGAAAGATACAACCACGTTCTTATGGCTTGCTAAAAAATACACTGATACAGCATACGCCCAGAATGAAAAGCTATACGATCGTCTAAATGAAATAGCCTTTTTGCTTTTGAACAATGACGACGCTAAAGAGCTGGAGGCATACCATGACTAAAGATATTAAAGAAATGGCACAAGCCGAAGACGACTTGCTGAATATGGAACAAACTAAACAAGCGGAATTTATCAAGAACTATAAGGCGAGGGCATAACATGAATGAACTAGATTTGACCAATACACAATCGATTGTCTTTATGGTGGTACTGATTGGCTTACTGCTTTACCTAAACCACCGAGACCGCAAAAAAAGTGCCCAATTTGAGCGAGAAAACCAACAGACGATAGAAACACCTAGAGAGGATTTGAACCCTTACTACGGCCGTTATATCCAGCTTGCTGGTAAGATTCATAATTAGAAAGGGGTGTAATATGCAACTATTATCAAGAGAAGCAGAACTTAAATTACTGGAGAAAGTGGGAGATCACTTAGCTAAAAGGATGGAACTTGAAAAGCAACGTGATGATAACTGGGACTTGATTTCTAGGCCTGACTTACTCAAAAAACTTGGTATTAGTGGAACTACCTTAAATAATTGGGAAAAAGAAGGTCTTCGGCCACTACGTTCCCCATTTGAAAGTAGTAAGAAAGTTTATTACCGCAAGAGTGATGTTTACAATTTTCTTGCAGTAGATTAGGAGGTGTAATGAGAATAATAGAGTTGACTATATCCGTTGAGAAAATGCCCCTATTTGGCTTTCTCAAGTCAAATCCTACTCAAGTATGGAAGAATGGGGAACACTACAAATTTACCTATTATGAACCTATAGACGAGGCGTTGACGAGTTTTCAATACAAAGACCTATATGTGTCTATCAAAGACGAAAAAGAGGCAGTAGAGGGCTGGGAATTGGTCAGAGATTTAGATATTGCTTTGTCCAGCCCTGACTTGCTGAAAATCCTGAAAGATTTAGAGGTAAACAAATTGGCAGAGCAACGGCAGGGGATTGGAGTGGAGTTAAAAGGTTGGATTTTTGACCTGATTTGTAATGGAATTTATACCAGATATGAGACTTCACTTTTTGTCCGCTTGCTATTTGTGAATGGCTATAGTTTTAGTCAGTTAGTGGATTTGTTTTCAGCAATCGTTAAACGCAAAGACCTAGCAAGCTATTTCTTAGAAGTAGCAAGAATATTTTATAAGGAGGTGGCTTTTGAATAGCAATGACATTGTAAATAAAATCATTGAAGAAGATAAGCAACAAGCACCGCCTGAAGTGGTGGACTTGACCCAAGCAAGGGAGACCGATGAGGAACACAATAGCCTGAACTTGGCAAAGAGAGCAAGAGGTGATGGCTTTGCAGTCAACTTGGATAATCTCAAGAAGATTTTGAGCGGAGATAGCAAGCTAAAAGGGGCTATACAGTACAACGTCTTCACTTATGAAATCGACGTGACTAGACCAATGAAGCTAAACGGTAGAACCCTGAGCGGTGCAATCGATGACCTGATTATCAGAGAGATTAGGGCTTATATTGCTACCAAGTACAAGCTGGACTATAAAAAGCCTGACATAGCGGATATTTTGGAAGTGGTGGCTGGAGAACACAGCTACAACCCCTTAAAAGACTATCTGGAATCTTGCGAAAGTGAGTATAAAGAGTTAGTGAATCAGCGTGATCCCTTTGATATTTTAAGGCATTATCTCAATATTAAGGATGATGAATATAACCGTATTATCATGGACTTGTTTTTCCGTGGAGCGGTTGCCAAGGTGTTTGACCCTACCATCAAGTTTGACTTTGTACTGGACTTGACTGGAAGGCAGGGAGTAGGAAAGACCCAATTTTTTGAGGGGCTTTTTACTCACAAGTATTTTACAACCGTTGAGACCTTCACAGATAAAGATGATAAGGCTAGAATGGTCAGAAACTGGTGTGTATTTGATGATGAGATGGTGGCCAGCAAAAAGGCTAGTTTTTCAGAATTGAAGAAATTCATCACAGAAACCAAGCTAGAGTTTAGACCGCCTTACGCCTCCAGTGATAGGCGACTACCTAAGAGTTTTATTATTGTGAGGGCAACCAATGACCATGATTATTTGAACGATTTGACAGGAGAAAGGCGCTTTTTGGTTGCAGAAGTCCACAAAGACACCAATTATAAGGGCAGGAAGTGGACAGAAAAAGACCGTAGAGCCTTTTGGGGTGCTATGGTGATGACTTGGAGAGCTAACCAAGTCTTGAACCTGACAGACGAGCAGGAAAAGCTAGTAAATGAGGTTAGAAGCCGTTACAAGTTTGTAGATGAAATCCTTGAGGATGTTGAGCGTTATTTAGAAACTCCCTACCCTAAAAATATGTATCAATTCCCAGCAACAGACAGTACAAGACACTACTATATTCATGACATGATGAACCACGGCTATCATATGGGCGCTAATGGCGTAGAGATTCATCTAGATACTGGAAAGTATGGGGAACTGGTGGAAAGGGACAAGTTGACAGTAAATATATTCTTTTCCGAGGTTTATTTGAACAATTCCCCCAACCCTAAAGATAAAAATAAGGTTAAGAAATTCATGCAAAACAAAGAGGGTTGGGAATCGAGGGACTCCCTTAGATTTGGTAAAAGCGTCAAGCGTGGATTTGCTAAAATAAAAAAATAAAGTGTAGACAGTGTAGCCAAAAGATAAAAAAACGGCTACACTGAAAACCCTTGATACTGTAAGAGTTTCAAAGAGGTGTAGACAAGACGAAAAAAAACGGCTACACCTCTAAACCCTTGATATTACTGACTTTTTAATATAAATGTAGCCAAAATATATATTTTATAAAAGTATATATAATTAAATACCTAATGCGTTATTTATATATTTTTTTTGAGATGAAACGGCTACACGGCTACACAAGGCGAAAACCCTTGGGGCTGTAAGGCGGAACGCGTAGCCAATAGATATTCAAAAACGGCTACACTTTGCCTAAAACCTAAAGCAAAATGGGGTAGATAGTACCGACCCCCTTGCGATGGTGTAACTACTAGTGACACCCTTAAAACAGAAAGAGGAAAAACAACATGACATTAAAAGCATTTTCAGAAACAGCACCAAAACATACATTTACTTATGAATTTGGAGACCTAGAAGACGCACAAATAGCAGGACTAGCTTTATTTGGATATATGAGAGGTACTTATCTAGTGCCAGCTATTAAACTAAGATATAAGGAAAACGGAACGCTTATCGCTGAGTATTTGGAGGATAACAATCTAGATATCAACTTTAAACGCATTTGTGAAGTTTTCAAGAATAGCGAAAATCCAATAGATGAAGAAGTTGAGGAATAGAGTGGAGAGGATATAAGCAGATGAACTACAATAGAGACCCCGTGACTGGATCTAGCACTCTAAAACTTAATAAAACAACAGAAAAGGAAAGAATAAGATGGCAGACACACAAAACACAAACAACATTGAACAAGCGCAAAAGCGCCAAGAACTAGCCCAAAAAATGGATAAAGCACTAGATAAAATCACTAAGGAAGTAAACGCATTGATCACACAGAATGAAAATGCGATTGCTGAGGCTGAACGAGAAAAAACACAGTTGCTTCAAGATCAAGCGAACGCCCAACGTGAACATGATGAAGCGGTTGATGAAGTAGACAAAGACAAGCTACGCAATGCCAAGGATAACTTATGGATTGCTGAAAGTAAATTAAAAAAGAATGCTAAAAAGCTGGAAGACTTGCACAATGAAACACTTATGAGTCTTGAAGATTTTAAGACAAAAATCGATGAACTAGATTCAACGGTTGACAAAAAGCATAAGGCGCTTTATGATAAAGCCGTGGATTTGCTACGAGAGATTGACCAGATCGATGACGAATTTAGAGCAGATTCAGATAAACTTCAAGCCCTTTACCATGCTATGGTTTACAAAGTTGGAAAAGGTAAGAGAGAGTTTACTTTCAGCACAGGGGGATCTATTATTTCGCCAGCCGATGGAAGGGTTAGATACGAACCAGTCTATCCAGTTGAACCATTCTTAAGAGAAGTTTATGTGCGAGCCTTCGGAAATACTTACAATGATGTGAAAGGGCATTTTTAAAAGATGAAGAGACAAATCAGACACAAAATTGAACCAGTACCAACGATTGTGGAACTCTTCAAATTAATGGAAGAACACCAGCAAGCACATCCAGAGTATGAGCGTTATAATTTTAAATACATTGAAGATGGTGATGCTATTGGTGCAATCATTGACTACAACGTAGAAGAATCAGTATTAAAAGCTGAGAAAGAGCAAGATAACGCTTAAGACAAGGGGAGGTTTTCCCCTTTTTGTCGCTTAAGGAGGTGAACTAATGTGACAGATAAGTTAACGCAAAGACAAGAAAAATTTGTCCAAGGACTAGTGGCTGGACTATCTCAAAGAAAAGCATATAAAGAGGCATACAACGCCCAAAAGATGGCTGATAGTACGATAGATTCAAGGGCTAGTAAGTTGCTGAAAGAGTATAAGGTTAATACAAGGTACAGAGAGTTATTAAAAGAGTTTTCAAACCGTGCTTTGTGGTCAAGAGAACAGGCTTTTAATGAATATGAATGGCTAAAAAATAAAGCTAAATCTGAAATTATTGAAAGTGGACTGAAGCCTAGCAATTTCAATGCCTTTCTTTCTGCTTTGCATGGGATGAATAATAGCGCTTTTCGTGATTTGGAGTTGTTGGACGAGAAATTGCGAGCAGAAATAAGTGTGATTAAGAATAAAATCCATCAAGAAACTCCAGTTAAGGATGATGGATTTATAGAGGCTATGGCCGCAATGACTGAATTCGTCTGGAAAGACGAGAACCCAAAAGAATAGCCTTAGAATACGAAAAAAAGCCAGCACAGGGCTGACTCCTTTGTGATATATCCTATAAAAATATTATATCATAGAGGAGGCCGAGGCATGACACCAGAGCAGGTAAAAGAAAAACTAGAGGGCGTTAAGTGGATAAGCAAGGAAATCAAAGGCTTATATTTGGAATTGGAAGCCCTGGAAGGTGGTATTATCGAAAAGCCAACACTAAGCCATAGCAGAGTACAAACAAGCAGGGGAAATACAGCAGAGAATAACCTTATAAGTGTTCTAAAACTAAAAGAGGATACGCTTCAGAGGATTGAGCGACTTACTGAGGAGAGAATGGAAATATCTAGGCTGATTGATAAGCTGGCCAATCCGCTTGAGCGTTCTGTTCTAAGATTTTTTTACTTGAATAATCTTGTAGCTTCGGAGGTAGCTGAAGAAATAGGAAAATCTACCACCTCAGTATATCGAGTAAAGCAGGAAGCTATAGAACACTTGAGCAAGGTGGAAGGAGCGAACTAATGGAGCTGGATAACTTTAAAACGATGATGAACGTTAGAGAGCGGATGGCTTACTTTCTACGTTTCCAGAGGATGGCAGGGAGTGAAAACCAAGTTAGGATAGATGAAGAGACTTGGAAACTTGTCTTACCTGATCAGTGGAATTTGAGCGGTGAGCATGAAAAAGCAATCCGTGAGGGGTTGGAAATATTCGCCCACGACATTAACAGCATAGAGAACAAGCGAGCCAGAAAATACTTTATTATCCATTATTGCTATATGAGAAAGAAAACAATGAGCGAATGCGTAGAAATGGCAGGTACTAGCTCCACTAGTTATCACCGATACAAACAGATAGCTGTTTTAAACTTTGCGAGAATCCACCAGAACGGAGAGTTAGAAGTGTATAAGTAGGCTAAGGCTTCATATTCACCCCCTATTTTGCTTTGTTTCGCACTAGATAACTAAAATCACCACGGATAAACTAAAAGCCCTTAGAAACGAATCTGGGGGCTTTTGTGGTTGAAAAGGACTAGAAAAGGTGTATAATATAGATAAAGAATAGAAGTAGAGAAATATCGGGAACTACGCACCCTTGGGGTATCTGAAAAGCGGGGAATTCCCGTCCCGCCTATTCCAGCACCTAGAGAAATCTAAGTGCTTTTTCTTTTCCTTTTGCGAATAATAAAGTAGAAGAAGAAAAATGAGTATTTTAAATATTGAACTTAAGCATTGAAGTAACTAATGCTAGGTTTTGAACATTGGGGAGAAGTGTCTTATAGTGTATCGATACTAAAGAATGAATACAAGGTTAGGTTATTACTCTTATTAGATTTCAAGGTAGAAGCTAAAGAGTTGCTAGATTACCTGGTATCGACTTGGAAGTATCGTGATCTAGTACTTCATTCGGTACAAATGCATGAAATGGAGAAAAATAGTATGAAATTTATTTAATGATTAAACCCTTTAAGAATTTTAGTGAATCAAAAGCTAAACTTTTTAAATAGAAATATATTAACAATCAAGTAAATGAGACGGATTATTTTGTGCTAAAAATAATAATCATCACAACATATAGTACTTGACATATATGATATAATAGTGATAGGAGTATTACAGTTTGGTTGGGAGATGAAGTGAATGTGCTAGCTTTTCATGGTACAGGTTTGAGTAATTATGAAAGTATTATAAAAACAGAAAAATTTTCTTTTGATAAAAGAGATGATCATTGGCTAGGGAATGGAGTGTATTTCTTTGTTGATGATTTTGAACGGGCAAAAAGATGGGCGGAGGGGAATCGTCCTGACAAAGATACTGAACCAGTAGTTATTGAAACCGAATTTGAATTTGAACAAGGTGAGCTTTTAGACTTAGACAAAAGCGATGGTTTAAAAAAATTAGATGAGTTCGCTAGAGATTTCATAACAGAATTGAAAAGGAAACGTGTTTTAATTAGTAATATTGATGAGCATACGTTCCATTGTAAGCTATTGGATGCATTTGTTTTTAGAAATAAAAAATACAAAGCAGTTTGTAGAACAATGAAGTCAACAGGAAATCCCATAATAGGGGCTTCTAGGTTTGTTCCTCTTGCTAAACAGTTAAATATTGTCGACACTAATATAATAAATATTTGTGAGTTAAAGTTACATAGTGTGTAACTAAAAAGTGAGGTGATACTATGTTTGAGAATGAAGAAGATTTATTTGAATTATTGGATTTTTTGCAACTTGATTATGAAATAGACTCGCCAACTCCTGGAATAAGAAGCAAAACAAGCGAATTTATACCCTATGATAATTTAAAATTGCCGTCAGAATATTTTGAGGAACTATCATATCAGACGTATAGTATAAATTTAATTTCAAAAGTTGGAAACGAAAATAAAACAGTTACAAAATATCATCCGACTTTGAGAGCAGAAAAAATCAACAAAGAGATTTGCTCGTCAAATTTTAGAATGGAGTTTGCAGCATGAGTACTTATGGTAGTGACTTACAATTAAGGGGAGTGAGAGTTGAAAGACTTATCTATCATATAAATAACGAATTTGAAGATTTGGACAATATTGAAAATGTTGATATTTCTATAATTCCGACTCCAAAAATTAGTAGAGAGAATAAAGGTTGTGGATTGTTAGAACTTGAAGTTACTTTGTTTGATGAAGATTATCTAGAGAAAAAAAATCCACTGTATTTAAAAATTAAACTTGTTGGTATTTTTGAAGATACTCAAAATACTCCTGAAGAAGAGGATGTCTTTGTTAAGTATCTTCCTAATGCGATAAGCATGTTGTATTCTTATGCAAGAGCTCATATTGCTTCATTGACAGGGATGTTCGGTATTGATGTTATTCAAATTCCAACAGTAAATATCTTAAAATTGTTAGATGATGTTAAACACGAAAAGGACTAGCACTGAAAAACAATGCTAGCCCTTTTTTCTAAAAATTTGAAAACTCTATATTAGTTTCCTATTTACATAGACAAAAAAGCACGTTTGACCGTGCTAGTTTCTTGCCTGCTGAACTCATCATTTTAAGTCCTTTTTTGTTACCCTTTATGTTTTCTCAACTTATTTGAATTTAATAGTTTTGGAGAAAATCAAGTTAGATTTATAGCAAGCTTATGCCTGTTTTTTTGTACCTAATCACTGCAAGATAACAAAATGCTTTAATTTTAAGATATATCTTACAGAAAGCCCACAACAGTGGGCTTTTTGCTTTGTCTTAAAATGTTGATTTCTGGGTTTGTCATCATTTTTGTCATCACTTATAACGAACTCACAGCTTTCTCATAAAATGAGACGGTTGTTTTTTCTTTTTCTTTGGAGAGATGACTGTAAGTGTCCATAGTCATAGCTAGTGTAGAATGACCTAGACGGTGTTGCAATTCTTTATACGGTATTCCAGAGTTTAGCAAAAGACTAGCGTGTGTGTGTCTAAAACCGTGGAAACCAATATTAGGTACACCAGCATGTTTGAAACGTGTGTTTAAACGAGTGGCTAGTGTTTTATTGTTTGGGTATTGAGGGAATCAGAGAAGTTTAAACGTCTGTCATTTTAAATTTGATGTTTATAAAATGATTAGCAGATAAGAAAAGGAACAACTTGCCTTAGTTGCTTTCAGAATGACAAGGAGATAAGAGAGATAAAACGCTTCTTAATTGCTTATTTAGTGGTATGAGAGTAGTCTTGAAGTAAGAGTGAACCAAGAGAAAATAAAAAAGCACCTAGAATAATCTAAGCGCTCAAGAGTAGTGGACGGTGTGCCTGTCCCGTCATCTCAAACTATGAAGTTGCGTAGCGACACTATCATTTCTACCTCACTTCTCTTTAAACTAATTATACTATAAGGAATACCAGTGTGACCACTAACCAAGTAGAAAAGAAACTAAAAAGCATTAAAAATTTTGATAAAGCAATTCAGAGACTAGACTTAGACTTGAAGATAAGTGATTGTATGATGTAGGACGTAAGATATTCGCAAGACGATTTATAGATAGATTAAAGCTATTTCAGTTATATGAGGTACTGGTTGATTTTATCAGTAATTTCAATTTCCTTGATTTCATTTTTAAAGAGCTTAATCCATCTGGTTCCAGAATTAACGGATAATCCATCAAGTTCTTCATCATAGACATCTTTGTCTTCGTAAAGAGCTACACCTTTAAATATTTGGCCGTCAATATCGGTGATTCTGACAACCTTGTTATTAAATTTTCTAAGTTCCATCAGTCTCTCCTTTCGTGGTACTATAGTCTGTTATATTATTGGAATTCCCTTAACATACGCTTCTTTAGCCTCCGCAAGTGTCATTTTATTAGGACCACCATCTATATTAGTTTCTCCTGTATTTTGCCATTGACAAACATCACAGATATCATATACTGCTGTAACAGTACCACATACTGGACAATGGACATATTCGCTACCGTTAATAATGATTAAATTCTCTTTTCCAGTCTTATTCATTTAAGGTTACTCCCAACACTATACAAATATATTAGCTATTTCAATACACTACTTTTTCAATATCATTGATTGTAATTGTAATGCTATCCCAGTCTTTCGGGGAATCTCCTATGTCAGCAATAAAAGTATCTTCACTTAACTTTTCGACAATTGTCGCCGTTTGACCGTTTTTTAACAACACTGTATCAAATTCTCGAATTTTTACGATTTTTCTCCTTGCGTAAGCTTCTTTGGCTTCAGCTAGAGTCATTTTATTCGGACCACCGTCTATATTTATAATACCTGTATTTTGCCAACGACAGACGTCACAGATATCATAGTCCATAACTTCAGTTCCGCAAACAGGGCAATGTAGCCATAAATATCCATCAATTTCCCAAGTCTTTTTTGATCTATCCATATAAATCCCTCCTCCATAAACTCGCCAAACCAGTCTTTCGGTGAACCGTCAATATTAACCCACTTTTTCATCATTATACTGCAAATAGAAGGGGATTGCTAATAATTGAGTGTGTATTCCAGATGTAGTATGATAGTATTATTAGGTAATAAAAAAAGCACGTTTGACCGTGCTAGTTTCTTGCCGGCTGAACTCAAGCACAGCCTGTGATTAGCTGCCTAGTTTGCTCTTTGATTTTCATTGAGTATAAGAAATCAAATCATGAGAATTAAAGAGACAGCAAAGGATACTTACCATTTTCTAAAAAGCTATCGTAATGGTCTCTTGTTGATTGAATATTAGAATAGGAAAGTTTATAATGAAGTTAAAGTAAAGGAGGTTTCGTTCTAGATATGATGATACCACCAAGCAAAGAGCTGTTGATTTTTTATAATCAAATTCATGAGTGGGTTGACCAAGTTTATCCAGACCAGGATAAACCTACTGTATCATTTAAGAAAGACACTCCACAATCTATTTTAGATTTATTTGATAGTATTAAATCTAAAATAGGTTTTGATTGCCAAGAACATAAGTATTAAAATAATAATTATGGATAAGTTAAACACGAAAAATAAGATAATTGATGTTTATAAAATAGCGCATCGTCTTGTTTCTATTACTGTTGAGAATCCTGATTTTTCAGATTTGAAAATCAATCATTTTGTGAGAATTGGAGAAAAAGAGTATAGGGTACGTAGTGTCCCTATGATTCATTCAACTCCACCTAAATCGATTTTAGAAATAGATACATTTGCGATTGACTACACTGAGGACGACTTGATGAATAAAGAGGCGGTATTTACGCATAGGGAAGTATCTAAAGATGATTAAAATTTCAATCAGTTTGTTGCTAGATGCGATTGAAGATAACATCAACGACGAAGAACTTCAATCTATCGATTTCGAGAGTCATATTAGAAAAATTACAAAAGAATTCCAGGGAGAAAATGGTGAATTCTTAGTAAAAGAAGAAGCGTTTGAAACACTCCCTTTGGACAGAGATAAAAAGGATAAAATCATTGAGCAAATAAAACAGAATAGTCAAAATGTTTTCGAAGACGATTTCGATACCTTGTTGCAATTATATTTTTGAGAGTCAAGAATAATTCCAGTACCTTATTTTACAATAAATAAAAAATGATAAAGATTGATAAACAAATTATTACGATGTACAAAATAGAAGATGGAACCTCTAAGAGGCAGTATTCTATTGTGAGTGGAGGTTGTAGAGGTATTGCAACTGTCGATAAAACTACTTTGGAATATAGCTATGTTGGAGATGATTTAGGGCAATTTACTTCATTTGTCAAAGATACTTTGACTAAAAGTATTAAGTTAGGAAAAGAATTGCCAGATAAGTTTTCGTATGGCTTTGGATAAGTTATGGAATATCTTATATAGGAGAATCAAGATATATTATGGCGATATTTGATGATTTACAAGCATTGTATGACAATGGTTGGGACGCTTCTTTTGATTATAATGGTCAAGTATGTGGTATTTTTCCTAATTCTGTTTATGACATTGTAGTCGTACTTGGAGATAATGAATATAAAGTGGTATCTTTTGATGAGTTAATTTCTTTATAGATTAACGGGAAAACTTTGCTGGAAATCATGAGTGAGGTGGAAGTGCAATATGGTTGAAGGACACTAGAGAAAAAGATAGACAATAAATTCAGATGCACAGATTGAAAGTTGAGAAAAAAGTGCTATAATGAAGATATGAAGGATAGAGGTTGAGAATCTGTCACCAACGCGCCACTTATAAGTGGGTCGAGAAATGCAGGAGCCCCGACAGTCCTGCCTATCCTTGCAAGTCAATCAGCCCTTAGCTATGAATCTAGGGGCTTTTTGCTTTGTCTTAAAATGTTGATTTCTGGGTTCGTTTAGAGATTTGTTAGTAAGGTTATTTGTGTATCTAAGTCTATCTATTCCAAGAATGACGCGATGTTGATGATATAAATCTGATATACTATAATATTTTAGATCTCCCGCTTTAAGGAAGGGAGGTGTTATATATGCTAGAATTATTTTCCCTTTTTCTAGCTCCGTTACTTGTTAACGTACTATCTGAGCTTTTCAAGCTATGGATAAAGAGACGTAGCAAGTAACATCTAACCCTTTTAGAGGGTAGCAAAAAACCCTATCGGTGGCACGGTGGGGTTTTTTAGTTATATATGCTAGAAGCATTATTTTCCCTTTATGCTTTCATTCTAACACAACCCCTCCGATATTTCAAGCTTTTGTTGTTTTTTGTTATTTATAAGCGATATTGATGATATAAATCTGGTATGGTATAATATTTTGGCCCCCTCACTTTAAGGAAGGGAGGTGTTACATATGTTAGAAACTTTACTCACAGTGTTTCTAGCTCCGTTACTTATTAACGTGTTATCTGAGCTTTTCAAGTTATGGCTTAAGAAACGTAAAAAGTAATGGTTAACCCTTTAAGAGGGTAGCAAAAAACCCCATCGATGGCACGGTGGGGCTTTTTTAGTTACATATGCTGTAACTTTACTCACATTGTAAGTTCATTCTAACACAACTCCCCCGATATTTCAAGCTTTTGTTTTGATATTCCTCAGAGTGTGTTTGTGGTTTGAGTCCGCTTCACTGAAATTAGCCCACGCGCTACTAGCCTCCATTCTACAGCAAAGAAATCAACTCTTTTCTAGGGGATTTCCGCCCTCATTTTGCTCTTTTGTGCTAAAATAGACTTATCAATTGAAAATAAGGAATGTTTATGAAATCGGGTAATGGTTTTTGGAAAGGCTGTCTCTATTTTTGGGGCTTCTTGTTCTTATTGGGACTCTTGGTCCAATATGCTCTTCCGCTTGCGGCTTGTGTCCTGCTAGGCTATGGTGGTTATCGCCTCTATAAACGTTGGCGCTATCCTCTTTTGCAGGATCGTTCGCTCGATGATCGGATTGAGCTTTTAAAAGCTCGGATTCGTCAGGCGGACAAGGATATTCAGCAATTAGAGGAAACTTTAGTAGAGAAAGGCTCAGAGTCCTATAAGAGTCTGGCCAATCAAGTATTGATCGAACTGCGGGAAATCCATCAGGAGGCGGATCGTCTCAAGTCCTATATCGATGCTGATGTCTACAACCGTATTGACAAAAAGGTTCGTACAGTAAGGGCAAACATCGATGTTCAGCTAGAACGTTTGGATAGGGAAAGTCAGGTAGATCTTGAGAATGCGGAGCCAGAGGAATTAGCTCCAGAATTGTCCCAGACCTTGGCTAATATTGCCATTGACCATCAGGCCATTTTAGACAAGATTGCCACCTCTGCCGAGGGGGATAAGGAAGAATTGACTGCCATTCATAGTTTGAAGATGGAGAAATTCCAAACGATTTTAGAAGGTTATTTAAAGATTAAGGCCAATCCGAAGAACTATAATCGGGCAGAAGAACGCTTAGAGCAAGCTAAATCAGCTATCGAACAATTTGACCTTGAGCTAGACCAAGTCTTGAGAGAACTCAATGAAACAGATATGCGTGATTTTGATATCAGTTTGCGTATCCTAGAAAAAGATCGTAAAGAATAGGTTAGAAACAAAGGAGTAACCATGACAGAATTTAATTTTGATATTGACCAGATTGCCAATAATACGGTAGCTAAGGTGGATAAAACAACCCAAATCATTGAGACCAATACTGGCTCAGACAAGACCTTGACCTTCTTAGAAAAGCTGAGCCCTGAGCAGCAAGAAGGAATCAAGGCGTACGTGCCCCAGTTAGTAGACCAATTTGTCACCAATCAAAATGCTCTTTTGGATTTTGGACAATCTGCTGTAGAAGGTGTCAACAATACGGTTAATCGTATCTTGTCAGAGCAAAAGAAACTGCAGATTCCCCAAGTGGATGATCTTCTCAAGAATACCAACCGTGAGTTGCAAGGCTTTGTAGTCAAATACAAGAACGCTGAAATTGCTGAGTTAGAAGAGAAGCCAAACTTTTTGCAACGATTGTTTAACAAGAGCAAGAATACCCTACAAGAATTTTACTTTGACTCAAAAACAGTGGAGCAAAAGCTCGATGGTATGGCAGCTGCAGTGGTCAAGCAAGAAGATGTCTTAGCTCGAAATATCGTTTCAGCTGAGATGTTGATTGAGGACAATACCAAATCCATTGAAAATCTAGTGGGAGTGATTTCCTTTATCGAAGCCAGCCAGACAGAAGCTGGCAATCGCGCTGCAGAATTGAAGGCTCAAGTTGACCAACTCGATACAAGTACGGTAGAATACCAGACTAAATCACAAGAATTGGCTCGCATGGCTGAAGTGGTCAATACCCTCGAACAACAGCATACTGAGTATGTCAGCCGTCTCTATGTGGCCTGGGCAACAACACCTCAGATGCGCAATCTTGTGAAGGTATCATCTGATATGCGCCAAAAATTGGGCATGCTTCGTCGCAATACGATTCCTACAATGAAGCTTTCCATTGCCCAACTGGGTATTTTGCAACAATCCATGAAATCAGGTGTCGTGGCAGATGCCATTGTCAATGCCAACAATGCTGCCCTTCAGATGCTAGCTGAGACCAGCAAAGAAGTGATTCCGCAGATGGAAAGAATTGCCCAAAGCCCGACAGTCGCTGTCGAATCGGTTACCAAACTGGCTGAAAGTCTGGTCGCTCAAAACCAAGGTATCGTCGCAGCTATTGAGTTGGGACGTCAGAAACGTGCCCAACTAGAAACAACCATCGTCAAGTCCGCAGAAATGATCAACGATTCTGTCAAACTACGCGATGAAAAAATCGTTCAAGCTCTTCTAGACCAAGGAAAGGCCGCTCAGAAAGAAGTACAAGAATAA